CGGGGCATTTAGTTCTAAGTAACCTGAGGTATCGTGCAATTTGACTGATTGACTCAACCCGTCGTTGGCACCGCTGGTACATCTCACAACGCCCTGCGTGTAGTAGCCCGCAGCTTGGGAGAAGGCAGTCGCTGGAACGAGGGTGTATTGTGTGCTGGCTGACGCTGCTGTAAATGCCACGGTGTAGTTGGCTGCGGTAAGGGTGCAGTTGGAATCACAAAATGACCATGGGCAACCGGCCTGAAACAGCCGGGTGGGTATTTTCATATTCAGCAGATACATCGGGTCTGAGCATTCAAACTCGACATGGACGCGATTGATGTCACTGATTTTGGTAACGGTGCCGACGAATTTGGTTTCCAGACCAGCAGATACATTGCCGTAGTTTCCCAATGGCATATATGCCGTAAGCACTGTAACCGTGGCAGCATCAAATAGGCCTTGCAGGGCGGCATTCAGGAGTCCAATCGTAGTGCCGGGGTATACAGTTGTTTGCTGAGACACGCAAGTCAGAGCCATGGTGTTTGCGTTCAAGTTGAACCCTGCTTCGCTCGTGATAGCACCACGGCTCCATCTGCCATATTGAGAGGAAGAGAATGTAGTCGTCGCACCAGCCCAGCCGCCAGTGCCTGACGGGACAGTTATGTTCTGCGGCCCTTCGCATAGATAGACTTGTGTACCTGTTGGCAATGTGAGAGTAAAGAGATCGGACTTGAGGCAGTTTGGGTTAGTTTGCAAGAATGTAATTAGGGAGGTTGGCATTCGTTTCATTAGTTACCTTCTATACTGCCTTTGCAGCTTTAATAGCTCTCGTACATAGCGCCCAGCGTCCTGGGGGTACTGCCTTACTCGCTGTTCTCATCCGCGTAAAAGAGTATTGGGCAACAAAGTAGTTTTAATTCGGATTCCCAATGACAAGCACTTGCCACGTGAGCGAGTTTGTCGCGGCGGCGGTCACTACGGCATTATTGCTGGATACGGCGCAGTAGACGCCGGTTGTGTTGTTAGTAGTCGCTTGCACAAAGCAGAGCGGCGTACTGCTGTAGCTATGCTGGAGAGATACCGTGCAGGTGGACGTGCTGGACATGGAACACTTTCCGGCAAAGTCGCCTGTTGCCGCCTGATTAAGATGGTTGGTAACTGCAAGACTGTTGGCGACGGTGGCGCTGCCATTGCTGCTCACAGTAAATGCCGGGGTGCTATAGTTCGCGCCGCCCTCGTATACGACGAAGCCGCCCGTGCCCGCTGTCGAGTGGTTGTTGATGACGACTGAGGATGTTCCCTGGCTGTCGATCTCGGTGCCTCCATTCGTGTAGGCAATGAAGGGCGACATGGGAGTGGTAGCGTTGGCGTTGCGAAGTTGGCAACCGGTTAGGCTCTGGCATTCCCACTGCCACGTCTCGGTTGAGCCGCTATAGAAATTCAACTGGCCCCACTGCGAGGTATTTCCGCTCGAATCTATGAAGTAGATTTCAGATGGTGTCGTGCCGCCGCTGTCAATAACCACACCGCCGGTTCCTGAGTTGGCAGAGCCGTTGATTACCACCGCGCCCGTGCCAGCAGAGTTGAGAACGGTCTGATTGTTCGTGCTGCCCGTGGTTGCGATCTCGGCAACCGCATTCGGCGCAGTGACCTGGTTCGACGCCGTCCACGTCACGGTTGGCTGCGAGGTGTAACTCGCTCCGCCAGCCGTCATCGTCACGCTTGAAACCGTCCATCCGCCAGAGCAGCTCGAAGCGGCCATGACCGCCGTGCCCGCCGCGCTGCTGCCGCCGCCCCCAGTGAAGACAATGGTCGGCGGCGTGGACGAGGAGTAGCAGCCGCCATTGTTCAGGATCACGTTTGTTACGACTCCGGCAGTGGGGCTGAGATATTGGCCAACCGAGATACGGTTGATGTTGTTGAGCAGGTCCTGCACATACCAGATCTGCTGGCCCGCCGTTCCATCGCTCAAGCCTTCAACCCAGCGATAGCCGTAGTCGGTCTGGTATTCCGTAACGCGCCCGCGCTCGTTGCCCAGGCCTATGCCGAGGCGCTGGTGATCGGTGACCGTCGCATCCTGCTGGCTCCCGTACCAGTCGCCCTTTATTCCATTCACGGTACGATGAAATGAGTCCCAGAATGAGTTGCGGCTTCCGTTGTCGATCAGGTCACCAGTGAAGAGTGTCCCGCCTGTCGCCACGTAGTTATAGCTTGATCCAGAATCGGCCTGATACTGGATCGTAGAGTTCTCGTTACGCAAACCGTTGATGGTGTTGTTAACGGCGTTCGCGCCGAGGTGGACCATAGTCGAGCAACCCTCAACGTCGCCACCCGTCCATGTGTTTCCGTCACCGTAGACTACATTGATTCCATAGGTTCCAGCGATGGGATTGCCGCCGCTCGTGGGGCAGACGATGTGCGTCTTGACGAAAGTGCTGGCATTAGCGAAGCTGCCAGCTGGACTCGTATTTCCGGTCAGATACCATCCTGTTCCAAAACCGTTCATCACTATGTCGATGAAAGTTCCGCCCGCGTAGTTTCCGCCGCCATCCAGCGTGATTCCAATTTGGCCGGCACTCTGATTTCCATTCAGATAAAGATTGTCCAGCCGTATTTCCTGCGTCCGGTAGAAGTACATCGCTTGCGCCGCGCTGCCTGCGCTGGCAGTGTTGATGTTCACGTTCTGCATCCAAAAGCCGTTTGTGTTCGCCGCATAGGTGGGATCGCCAATCTGGAAAGCGTTGCCGCTCCCGGTGTAGACCCAGACAGTACCTCCAGCCGCGCCATTGGCGTTCGAGCCGCCCTGGTAGGTGCATCCCTCAATGCGGACATTGCGAACGCCAACGGGAACGATAAACTGGTACGCAGACGTGAGCGTTGCGCAGGGAAGGTAGACAAGGACATTCGGGGTTGACAGGGTAACGGTTTCGGAAATCGTCAATGCACCCGTGGAACTTCTGCCATCGCAAACGCCGCCATAGGTGGAACTCTGCGCGACTACGCAATTCATCAGCTTTGCGCCAAAGTCCGCTCCGGGGAATGAGGCGATAGAAGCAACCAGTCCGCCTACTGAAACCGAAACCGAGCCTGATACATTCACGGGATTGGAGTTGTCATGCTGCCAAATAACATTCACACTGCCAGATGGAGCGGCTGGAGTGGTATTGGAAAAGTTCACCCCCGGAGTCTGCGCTTGTATTCCAGCCGCGAGTAATGCAACACAACAAATAACAAATGCCTTATACATAGTTAGACCACCATATTGTTAACTTCGATAACACCGAATGTGCTGGTTGATGTGATGCTGCCTATTGTCGCCACTGGGGGTGCCACGACTGGTGTGACCGTCACAGCACCAGCAACTACCGCCGTAGAGTCATAGACAAATTCAGACGCGAATTTGATACTGCTCATATCCCATAAATCCACGCCGTTATTTGAGGTGAAGGTGCGAGTGGCGTCTATCGTGTCTGAGTCGAACCGGCAAGCGAAGTAAAATGCCCCACACCACGACAGCGTTGCACCAGAAGGTGGAGCAGCGGAAAAGGTTATGAGTCCCGATTGTGACAACGTACAGGATGAAGTAATCGTCCCATTGACGTATATGTTGATGTTCCCATTTATGCTCTGGATAATGTCCAGTGCCCCCGCGATTCCGCCGATATTTCGAGCAAGCTGAAACACCGTCGAAGTGCCATTTGCAATCGCGGATAATGGGGTAATTGAGCCGCTGGTTACGTCCACCATAGTAGAGGTAGTGAGCGGCACATAATTGTCTTGCGGGTCATTGAAAAGAAACAATCCATTCTGACCACCGCAAGCCATAAACAAGCCCATGAATCCAGCTACGACGGAAGAGATATAAGACTCATTGCCTTGTATTGCATCCAAGTCATATTCAAAGGCCCATGTGGGGAATGGCATTAGTCCAACGGATGCGTTACCTCTACCCGCTGCTACCTTTTGCACGACGGTGTTATAAGTAGACGATTTGTGTAACCCCTTAGCCATACTGAGGGGGAAGTTTGCCATTATGGGGTATGTCATTATGCTGCCCTTTTATTTTGTTTCCGTAGCTGGGCATTAACGTGCTTAGAGAATGTTGCAGCGTGCTTCTTTAGCATCTTCTCCACTCCGTCAGAGTCAATAGCCGAGACGTTGGGTGCATAGGTTAGGTTATTGTGGTGGTGAACATCGCCCTTGCCACCCGACCCGGTGTTAGAAGCAACCTGCTCAGTCAATGCCCTCGATACAACCGTCTCGCCAGGGCTGAGCATGGCTGGCACAGTATCCCCCGTACCGGAGCCGGGAACCAATCCGCCCTCAGCGAAGGCTAACGCTGCTGTCATTGCGGCTGTCGCGGCTGCACCAGCGCCCGTATCAATCGGCCATGGTGCGGCTGAGAAACTAGCCATCATGTTTGCACCGGCCAGGGATGCGGCTGCAATTTGCTGGGTTTTATCTGCTGCTATCGCTGTTGCGGCGGCTGCTGATGCACTTGCGGTATCCGATGCTTTCTGCGTGACTTGTGTCGTCTCGTGGTGAATCAGCCTCTGTATGTCGCCCCATAGGGCCTTTTCCACCTTCTTCATTTCCATTTCGATGAACTGCTCTGCCATTTGTGTGGCGAGCTGCTGCATCGACTTGCCGAAGTTCTTGCCTTCGGTGACCATCTTGGCAAAGTCAGCATTGAACTGGTTTTGCACTTCCTTCATCTTTTGCTCTAGGGGTGTGAGGGCATCCTTCTCTTTCTGGATTGCAGCCACGCCCTGCTGTGCCGCCAGTTGCTGGTCGTGCCCCAGCTTGATTTGCAGAGCGTCAATTTCAGTCAGCAACAGCTTTTGCTGGTTGAGGAAGGCGATGTACTTGGGATCTGTCTTGTCGCCGTGGCTCTCCGCCAGTGCGGCCTGTTCGTCAAGCTGTATCTTTTTCTGGATTGCGGTAACTTCTAATGCTTCCTCTTTCGCAAGTGCAGCTTCCTTCTCTGAGGTCTCCTGGTTAATGAGCGCAATCTTTGCATCGTGCGCCTGTTTCCACGACATCGTTTCGTGAGCCACAGCGGAGTTGATAGCCTCTTCTTGCGAGGCAAAGCTCAGCTTGGTTTGCTCGTCCTCAACTCTGAAGGCTTCCTTGGCAAACTTTATGCTCTGGTCGGATGCTTCCTTGGCGAACCCTAGCTTCCGCTTAACGGCTTCTTCGTCCAGTGCGGTTTTCTGCTTGTCCGCGTCCGCTGTTGCTTCCACATCCTTTTTGTCTCTCGCGGCTCTCGCATCCATGAATACGTTGTACAAGGCAGAAACATCGTTAGCGTACTGTGCTTCCAACTCCCTTTTCTTGGCTAGATCACCGGCTGCGGCCTTAACCTCGGCCTCGTATATCTCTCTTTTACCCTCAAGGGTTTTCTGGGCGAATGTCACGGCGTTGGTGTATTCTGCCTGGTCTGCGGCGATGTGTGCTGCTAATTGCTTGTCAACCTGCCCATCGGATGTTGGGTTTGCTTTTGTGGCCGCTGCGAGGTTAGCCTCAACTTCCGCGTCGGCCACCTTTTTAACCATTGCTGCTTTTTGTTCCAGACCAGCGACTTGGGTTTTAACCAAGCTCACTTGCTCGGCCATTGATTTCGTCGCTTCTCCCGTGCGGTCGTTACCTGTCACGACAGCCCTTGTTTGGTTTATAAGAGCGGTAGCCTTTTGCTGGTCCTGTAATGCATCGACCACGGCCTGTTGCACAGCAAGGCCGTCTTTGTCTGCACCAATGCCAGCCTCTTTCAGGATGGCGTTGTCTGCTTCAATCCTGTTTAGGTGGTCAGCTACCTGAACGTGGTTTTGTGTTATGTCAATAATCTCTTGCTGAGCACGTTGAACCTTTAGTGCGGAATCGAGGGTGCCTTTGAGTAAGTCACCAGCACCTTTGGTATCACCCTTTGCTATAAGTGCATCGTACTGAGTCTTGAAGTCATTAATAGCGGACTTTGCACCGTCAGAACCTGACTTAAACACTTCCCAAAAACTGTTATTCGCCTTGACCTTCGCAAAGATCTGATCTGCTTCCCCACCAAACTTGTCAAATGTATCCATCAACTCTTTGAGTGATTGATGGTCAAGCAGTTCCAGTTGCTTGTTCAGGGCACCGATGTGATTACCGGCTAGTTCATCGGCTTTAATTCCAGCCTCTATCAGCCTGTCCCCAAGTCCCTGCAATACCATCGTGGACTTGGTGCCAGCGTCCACTTCAGCGTTGCCCAATTCTCTCGCGGCGGTGGCAGCTTTCTCGTGGGCTTGAACGAGCTTTGACACAACCTCAATGGCAGCTACGACGCCGAGGATGGGCAGCATGGCCGTGAATGCAGCCCCAACAGGACCGATGCTGGCAATGAGCGACGTGAGGGCACGGGGCAGGTGTACGCCCGTGGCTTCCTCTAACAGCATGACCCCCTCACGACCTTCCCGCATCGAGCCGGAGACACGTCCACCGGCAGACTCTGATCTGTCCGCTAGATCATCAAGGTTGCCTTGCACTTTACCGAGGTCGTCTGAGAACTCAGCGGTTTCAGCCTGGAGTTTTACAGTCAGTTTGCCAATTTCGGCCACTATATCTACCTCTATGCCCTCTTGAGCGAGGGCCAGCACTCGTCAAACAACTGCTCCGCGTCTGTGCGGCCCTGACTTGACAGGCTTGCAATGGTTCTGGTTCGTATCTTTTGTAGCTTTTCTGTCGTTGTGCAAGCGGGAAGTTGACCGATAACCTGCTTTATGAGTCGCTTGATTTCCAGGGTGTTCTCTCTGTATGGGTCCGGCTCTCGCACGAAGTCCATCGGTTCTATCAGGGGGGCATCTGTACTGGCACGGTTCACGTTGTAAATAGCCGCTGCAGTCAGAGCATTTGCATATCTATCCATCTTGAACTTGAGGTTACGGCGTTTACAGAGCGCCTGAAATGTCAAGGGTGTTAAGTCTTCAAATTCCTCAATTGCCAGTCCCAGGTCATACCGGGCAATCGCCCATAAGTCCACCCAGGTCTGCGGCGGCTCTTCTAGGCGGTCGCCGGAGTCTCTACGTTTGGGCTGGCAGTTGCACCCGTTTCCTCTTCTTGCGCTTTCCTGTATGCCTCCACAACGCCGGGAAACATGAGGTTGAATATCTCATCACTGAGCAGTCGTTGCGCTTGAGGGTTGAGCATATCCAGCACGTTGTCAAGAGTGACCTCCGGGTTATAGCGATGTAATCCGCCATGAACAACTTGAGGAAACTGCTTGCCGCTGGAGATGGACTTCCATGATTCAATCTTCTTGAGGTCAAGTCCAGTTGCATCTTCGATGAGGGCTATAGACCTGTAGTCATAGCAGAGTCTCCACACTTTCTCGGTGCCATCCTCGTTGTCGATGACTAGCTTGAAATAGGGGGTGACGCAAGTCTTAATGATACTTTCGTTTTTCATAGTTCTCCGTTATGAGACGGCGGGAGCGTTAGCTCCCACCATCAAACACCATCCGGGGTGGTGTCTATTAGGCTCCAGTTGTTACGATGGTCCACGGGCCGGTCAGTTTCACCTTGTAATCAATCGTGGCGGGTTTGTCGAGCGGTAGAGCTATTGTTGCTGATTCGACAATGCCGCTGAAATTCTTGCCGCCGAGAGAAAGAGGGTACGCAATCTCAAAGGGAACAGCAGCGCCAGCAAAGCGGATAGCTTCTAGGGCTACCTGAGAGGTTTCTCCGGGGCTGTAAAGGCACTTAATATCGCACGTGCCGGGTTCCTGAGTTCCACCGATATAGGTGTCTACACCGGAAGTAGTGAGCATATTGGTGGTTTTCTCTGTGGAAACCTTGTCTCCGCTAAATGAAACTGATGTGACGCCATTAAGTACGGTGAAAACTGTGGGCGTTGCTACTGTTGCGAATTGTACGGTGGTGCCAAGCCCAACGATGGGCGCGAATGTAGTTGGCATGAGTTACTCTTTCTGCCTTTTTGGGCTGTTAGCTATTGTTGTACTTGAGATATTGCTTCCCTAACCTCTATGGGTATGTCGCTGTGACTAACCCTTGTAAACCGATGATTACTTTTCTTTCCCCCGGTGCTTGCTCTCTTTGTAGGCATCGTTCGATGACTTTTGCAGTCGTTCTGAACTCTCTTTTGCTCTGCTGTCTCTTGCGTCGTTTTCTCTATGTGCGGCGTTGCGGTCTCTGCGGAGCCGGGAAGGTGACACTCTGCCAGTCTCCCGGTCATTGTCATCGTTCTCAATCATGGCCTCAGACTGATCTCTAGCGACCAGCTTGGCGTATAGTTCGTTAATGCCCAGCATGAACACGTCAAGGACGCGCTCTTGACAGTCTGACCACGCCTGGCCCATCCAGTGACGCCCCGCGATATGGCTCGTGCCGAACTCCTGCCACATGCCCCACGGCACGTGCTTATTAGGACCAACCGAGGTGATTAGTGCCTCTCCGCCATCCTCTGCCGTGCCCCACTGGTTGCGGTACACGATTGAGTCCCTCAGCGTCCCGACCTCTGTCGGAGCCGTGCTCTGCATTGCCTCAACTATTACTTGAGCGGCAGGTTTTGCACACTTGACGAGGTAAGACCTTGCGGCCTTGGGCGCGATCTGGGTAAGCATCTCGCTCAATTCTTTTAGCCCCGTAATTTCTATGGTCTTACCCATTGGTATGTATAACCTTAAGAGTCACAGAGCAACGGTATAAACGAGTGTCGTCCTCGAACATGTCCGGGATAGACTGAACGTCAGTAAAGAGCACATTCGTCCCATCAGGCAGCGTACCCACATACAAATCGAACAGTTCGTGAATGGCTTGAATCGCATAAGCGGCATCGTGATATGTCAAACCCCACGTCGAGACATCCACCAAGGATTCGGTCGCCAGAATCGACTTTGCACCAACATCGACTCCGGCATACTTGCTGTTGACGACGGTGTAAGTGACAGCAGGGACGGTGAAGTTTAGAGGCAACACAGCTTGCATTACCCGATTGCCGACTATTGCTGACAGCGCCGGGGCATTGACCATGGCTTGATAAAGTCCCTCGTATAGCATTTATGCCGCCACCTCGTTTAACACATAAGCTATGATTTGCAATTCGCGGTGCCGGAAATCCTTATCGAGCAAAGCCTGTATTACAAACGTCGTGCCTTCGCACACAATGCGGTCTGCAACTGAAATAGTCACTGAGGGGGTGTAGCGAATTACGATGTTATATGCAGACTGTGCGAGAAACTCCCCAGTGTTGTACAGCAGTTCACCACGGAGAACATCTATAGAACCCCACAGTGTCGCATAAGTAGTCCACGTGGTCAGCTCACCGCCAGCGTTAGGCGTACCGCCTAGCTGCTGAAAGCAAAGCCTTTTGTTGAGCTTTCCGCCCGGTGTAACCGCTGGATACGTCTTGGCCATTAGCGGAGATACCCCACTGGTTGAGACTTATAGCCTTTGAGGAGTAGCGAAGCTGCGTTATTTGTAGTCATTGAGTCGCCGCGATTCTCCCACCAGTCGGTGATGAGCAAGCGCATTGCAACCAGAATTGTCTCCGGCACGAACGTGTCATACCCGGCGACAAATTGAATCTGCACAGCGTTGCGAATTGTCCAGTTGAACGGCCAGTAGTAATTGCTGACCGGGTAAATGCAACCGGGGTTGGATGCGGTGTCAACGGTGTATAGTGATGGGTCAAGCGTCTGGTATGTGCCGCCGTATGAGGGCATGTACTGCACGGACGTTATCGACTGCAATGGAGCTTTAGGGATTCTCAGAACCTGATTCTCTGACCACCAGTTCTGGAATCTGTTGATGGTGTTTCTGGCCGGACCAGTATTCTCCTGCCAGCCATACGGAAAGGAGTCCAGCCAGTATGTCCAATTGCTTGTAATCAGAGAACGGCCAGTAATTGTCTCCGCTCTCTCACGGGCAGCAGTGATCAGACCCGTAATGAGCGTGTCATCGGTCGTGTCGGTCGTGTCGATTTTCAGGAAGTTCTTTACGTCAGCAAGAGCCAGAGGTTCACTGCCCGTGTTTGAATTCCATTGTAAGGATATGGACATTTATAGCCTCTTGGTTTTACGCACGGCCTTTTCATAGGGCGGCTTCGTTGCGGTCTCTACTACTGGTGTGACCGTCACAGCCAGACCAGCAGCTAACCACTCGGCGGCAATCTCGTCGGGCACGTCCACGACAGAGCCGCGAATCATCATCGTTGGGATGTACAGAAATGACTGGGTGAGTTTAATTAGCATGGATTCCTTGGTTATGGGGGCTGGGTTGAGCAGCCCCCGGTTATGGTTTAGGCGTGGACGGTGAGGGACAGGACCGGAGGCATCCCAGCGTTAAGGACAACACCACCCGCACGGGCAAAGGCCACGTAAGCGACCTGATTCTGTGCCATGTAGAGTTGGTCAAGGAACTTGACGCGGATGCCGGGGTTTACCTCGCGGAGCATATAACCCTGTTTGAAATCGCCGAACTGCATAGCAACGGCAGAGGCCGCTACGTTGGGCAGGTACTGGTTAATCTTGACTGGGTAGCCCAAGATTCCACCGGCGTAACCTGTGGTGGGAGCATCAGTGTACGGAGTGAAGATTGGACGACCGTTGTTGTCGAGAATCTCCAGTACATAGCCCATCGTGGCCGTGTTGAAGGCCAAGCAAGCATCAGCCGTATACGCCGGGTCAAGCGTGGTGATAAGGCTGATAATGTCCTTGTAAGTGACCGTGCCTGATGCGCCACTCGTGACACCAGCAGTGATGGAAGTCAAGCCAGCGATGTTGGAGCCGTTGCCGGTCGTAATCCACTGAGACACATTGCGGATGTAGCGGGTATAAATGTCCGAAACTACCTGAGCCTGAATGTCGAACGCAGCATCCGTAATCAAGCTGTTATCCAGTAAGAGCGGGTTGAAGCGCAGGTCATCAATCGAGATGGTGGGACCGGCAGATACAGTCGGGTCGGTCGTAGTCAGACCGGCAGAGTTGAGTACCCAGGCGTTTGACAGGTCATTCCAGTAAGGGACTTTCACGGGAGCGCCGGTCTCGGTTGCCATCTTGCCAACGAGGTCATAAATCTGCCCCGGAGACTTCTTGGCGACCACAGGCTGTGCGACAAAGGTTGGAATCAGGATGCCATCAGCGGACACCTGAAGTTCACGAGTTTCAATCTTGCCGGTACGAAGGTAGTTGCGGAATGCCTTGCCGGTTGCTTCTTGGTCTACGGCATCCGAAGAGCCGGTATTAGAAAGATTCAACGCCTTGGCGCGAGTCTCTTCGGTGCGCTGCTCTTCGGCCTCAAAAGACTGAATCAGAGAATCCAGACCCTTGGCATCGGCCAGCATGGCTTCCACCTTGGTGCGTAGCTCGGTGGTAAACAGCTTCATGTCTGAGGGCACCAGTGCGTTTGCGTCAGCTACCAACTTGGCACGCTGTTCGCGGAGTACAATTGCTTTGCTCATTATGTAAAACTCAATAGGGGTTGCCTATTCACTGCGTTGTTGCTTTACGGCTTGCGGCGTGCAAGCTCTGGCGGGTTGTTGTTATCTCGCTTGCCCATTCAAGGGCCGCACTTGGCAGCGAAGTATATTGTGTTAAAACTCTTTAGCGACTTCTAAAGCCAGCATGATAGCTCTTATATTTTGGCAATCACAGTTAGGGTCATTGCAATCTTCATTGCTGCAAATGGCGCAAGCATCAGCTTGGCACTGCTCACAATCACACTGGCAGTCACCCTCTGCATTGTCATCGAGGGCCACGTCCGGGATGTCCGGGTTATCACGAGTTTCAGGGATGGTGATTTCCCCATCGGGAAACATACTCCGCAATTGAGCCGAGGGGCTTGAATAGGCGGGGAAGGTGACACCGACTGAGACTTCATAAAGTTCTGTATCCTTGACCGTGCGAATGTTTCTGCCTTCGGCGTCAGCAGTCCAGGAGTCGGCAACGGTGCAGAATCCGAAAGAGCAGCCTGTTACATCACCCCGGCTAACGCTGATCTTCAGATCTCGTGCCGCCGTGGTGTCGGGTAGATCGCACTCGAAGGCCAGTCCCTTGTTATCTTCATGAAGCCGCAGCGTGCCACTCGCCGTATTGCCAAGGCAATGGTCGGTGTTGTGATTAGCCAAAGCACGGATGGCTGTACCGGCTGTCAATGAAGACGAGAAGCAACCAGGAGACAGCATTTCGCGGAATCCGCCCAGGTCTTCCGACAAGGAATTGAATCGTGCGATGTACCCCGTAAGGATGTTGCCAGTGGTTTGCAAATCCGATGTAGTTGACCTAATTTCGCGTTTCTTCATCTGTAATGTCCTTCAACTTTTCTTTAGCTCTAATTTCGGCGGCGTCTTCTTCAATAGCGAAGACAAGACTTTTCAATAACTTTCTGAATTCGGCGTCGGCGGTTGTCTTGCCGATCCTGGTCTCAAGGCCGGTGAGGTATTTATCAATTGCCTTTTGTTCGGATGGACCGGCCATATTGCCGATTCTGAAATATGCACCGGCTGCGTTACAGACCGGCGTCAATGTCTGAGCTATCGCGGCTGTATCTTTCCTGCTGCGACTCTGGAGTCTGCTGTATGCATCATTGAAGAGAGGCTCAAGCACAGACCTTGGCTGCTGTTTCTGAACCTGCTGTATCATCTGCGTTGCTTTTGCTGCTTGCACAGTCTCAGGGTCGTTGTTGTCAGCGTCAGTCTTTTCATCCGGGCTGGTATCAGTGGGGTCGGTGTCTGTCTCTTCCGGCACTGAATCCTGCGCAGCATCGACATAGTTTAACGGACGAATATATACGTCACCGCCCTCGACAGACTCCATGCCCAACTGCTCCCTGATGTCGTTGGCCGACAGCCAGCCGCCCATTCTGCCCGCAGTTTGCTTGGCTGTGAGTGTCAGTGTGTCTGCTGCTAGAAGTCCATCCAAGTAGTGGCGGAGGGTGTACTGGTTAGCCGCACGACCCACCGAGGGGAGCAACTTATATTGAAATTCTTGCTGAATCTTAGTCAGCCACGGTTGCAATGAGTATGAAAGAAACTCTCTGTTCTGCGCTTCCACCGTCGACTTAAGAATTTTCTCTGTGGACCCCACCATGTAACCGGGCACGCGCATAAATGCAGCTATTTCGTCTCGCGTGTACTTGGATGTGGTCGTATACTCGGCAAGTGCATTATCGTCTGTCTCGACCGGGACAATCTTTACACCGTTTGGAAGATTGGCAACCCGCCATGCATTTGCACCCGTGGATAGCGCCTCTACATCAAGACGCATTTCTGTCATTTCTTCAGGCGTTAAGTCATGGTCAGCTTGCAAAAAGAAGCTATTACGCGCCCCATTAGCGTAGAATCGAGCGCCAAAACGAGCGGCTACCATTGCTAAACCGATGCACTGACGAGCCATCCTGATAAAAGCCGTTCCTTGCAAACCATCGAAGGAGAAGCCAACAATGTGAAGCATATCCTCAGACTTGATCGTTGCAGGTAATCCATCGGCGGTATCGGTTGTCTCAAAAGTGAGCAGGCCATTCTTACGAACCGGCTTTGTCTTCCAGGGGCACAGCGGCCACAGTGCTACAGGCCGCGCTCCGCTTGAATCGCGTTCAATCTTGGCGTATGCATTCGACCAACCGGCTGCTGCTGTCATGAGCGTTTGAAAGAACACCGTTGCGGACATTTGCGGGTTGGGCCGCTCGGTAAGCAGATAGTAGAGATAATGGTCAGGCGCCGGACGCTGCCCGCGTGGCATCTTCTCATACACACGCAGGGGCAAGGAACCAATCGACTCTGAAAGAATACGGACGCAGGTAAGGTACGTGGGAACTTCAAACGCTGTGCGCTCATTGACAGATTCATTACTATCGGTGAATGTCCCCATTCCAAGAGCGGTAAGTCCAGCGGCAAGTGAGACCCCAGATTGGTTAAGGTTCACGCCGTCACGCTTTTCGAGCGGGAAGCTAAGATTAAGACTAATCAATTCGTTCATTCATGCCGCCGTTTAGAAAAACGTGATTCTCGTATATTTACGCTCAGAAGATGGTGCTTGAATCGCCTGAGACAAAGCAATAATTGTTGCGACGGGACCGTCGATCTTATCCTCTGGCTTATTCTTGCGAGGGAAGATGTTGTCGTTAAAATCCGTCTTAATCTCGACGTTCCCCATTTGCCAGTTCATGCATGGGTTATTGTCGTGGTGCATCGTTCCATTCAGCACACCGGATTCGAGCCGTTTCATCGGTTCTGACAGGAATTTAACTTGCTGAGGAACCTTGACACGCATTATCCCTGTGCGTGATTCAAATTGCTGCGTTATGTCGGTTGCGCCCCACGGGTCATAACATAGAGCTTTGACATTGTATTTATCAACGTCCTTTATCAAGTCTGCGGAGATTCTTGCAAAGTCAATCTCCGCTCCCTCGGTTGAAACTAAATAACCGTCATGCACCCACTTTTGATAGTGCTGGCACGTTGGGTCGGTTGTCCTTGCTTCCGGCAGATAGAATCGCGGCACGATGTAATAGTGATACTTGCCGTCCTGCAACCTGCGAAACACCTTGACCACTGCCGCTATATCTACTGCCGAGGCCAAGTCAAGCCCTATAAAACACTCGCAACTCTTGAGGAACTCTTCGGTGAGGAATGATTCGTCTACACCTGAAGTTTGCCAATTAGTCGCATTCATCCATGCCGTTGTCGCGGTCATCCACTGGTTCAAATGCTTACAGCGGAAGATGTTTTGCTTCGCCGAGTTGCGGACAGCCTCGGCTTGGTCTAAAAGGAGTGCCTCTTCATCATTGCTAATACCCAGATTTGGGTTTGCCATAACGAGTGCATCACGAGTTGTCCAGTCTGTCTCCGGGTCTACCGTGTAAATAATCCCAAACAGCCGGTCGTTTTCTACCGTGCCGTCTAATACTCTCTCAACTTCCCTTTGCTTCTCAAGGCAAGGGCTTTGAGTTGAAACACCAGCCGTTGAAATCTCTAACAGGAGCGAGTTCTTGCGCTTATTGGCACCCGTCTTGAAGCAGTCGTACTGTACCGCATCTAATGCCTGATGCCACTCATCCAGCACCGCAAGATAGATACTCGCTCCGTCCTTTGGTTCTCGGATGACTGACTTAAAACGGGAACGAGTAGAACTCTGGTAGATGCTTTTTGCTGCTACTGTAATGCCATATCGCTTTGTGAGCTCCGGTACTTGCTCCAGCATCGCTTTCGCTGGCCTGAATACCTCATGGGCTTGCTCCTCTGACGCAGCACCGCAGTATGACTCCGCCCCAGGCTCACCATCGAAGAAAGTCATCCATATTGCAATGATGGCTGCTAATGGACTCTTACCGTTTCCACGCGGAACCAAGATGAAGGCTTCCCTGTACTTGCGTGTTCCATTCTCATCAATAAATCCGAAGATATTGCAGAGAATGAATACCTGCCAATCCTCTAACCTGAAACGCTGCCCTTGTAGCCGACCTTTTTCATGCCGCATTAACTCGGCAACCCTGCAAACCTCATTCGCAATATCCGGTACAAAATACCAACGACTCTCTGCGTTGCGGAGGTCAGTTAAGAAGCGTTTCGCTGCTAACTTTACCCATTTGCAAGATATAATCTTGCCGGTCGTTACCCGTTGGGCGTACAAAATTGCGCGTTCCGCGTAACTCAAAATCTCTATTGTCACTTACGCATCCCTATTAAATAATTCTGTGACTGGTGGTCTGCTAAAGTTTCCACGTGGTATTGATATTGCAAACTCGTCATCTACACTCGGTTTTACCGACTCTGCTGACAATCTTGTACGGGATGATGGGCTGAGTCCTAGCTCCGCTCCAAACTTTCTCATCTGATCAGCCGCAGTGTTGATAATCCCTATCAACGGATTTTGCATCGGATAACCCGTTTTGGTTCCGACAACCAGAACAGACTTCCCCTTGGTGCGTCTTAACTCGTTTAGTTCGGCTGTAGCCTCTGACCATCGGGAATACGCATCGCAATAGCTGGCAAGCATTGCCCGGTCTACGGAAGTCAGCAGTCCAACTGCTATTAGCTCCTTGCTTATGCGCGTCCACTCCCGCTTTGCAGTAGCATCGAGACAGGACGGGCAGGTGGGGATACCAGATGGCTTTGGTTCGTTCTGATTCAAAGGACGATGACCGGGATTTCCAGCAAGCTCTTTACTTATCGTGGGTTTAGGCTTTCTACCTGGCATTATTTACCTTGTCCGTCTCCGTCGAGACTTTCCAGCTCGTATCGAAGGCTGGTAGTACCAAGCTGTGGCAGCTCTGGGCGGAAGAGTGGTGGCCTGTCGAACGACGGCTCCCAGGTGGCGCAGCTCTCGTCCTGCGGAACCCTGACCGCGAGGCCGTGGTCCAGGTCGGCCAGCGTCTTCAGGAGCAAGCGGACTCCAAGCGGGGCAAGCTGCTCACGCCAGAGGCTCTCGGCTGTTTCGCCGGGTCGCACAAAGACGTGCTGCTGGGCCGCAATTGGCCCCGCGTCGATCTCGTTCGTTAGCCAGTACACCGAGCCGCCTGTGACTTTGTCGCCGTCGTGGATCGCCCACCGCACCGCGTCACGGCCCTTGTGAAGAGGAAGCAGAGAGGGGTGAAAGCCGATAGCCCCAAAGGTTGCCCGATCCCGCGTCTTGCGACCTATAAAATCATGAGAGTGGGCAGCGACGATGATGTCTGTGCCGGAGGGCAGCGAGTCGGCGCGAACCTCTGGCTGCCAGGGAATTCGGAGGCGTTCAGCGGTTGCCCTTACCCTGTCGAAGACCTGTACTCCGTCGGTTGAAAGATGATCTGCGAACGGCGGACTGGACACACCGAGGACACAGTACCTTTTAGCGATGGCTTCGAGTACAGACGCTCCGAATTGTTTCTGACGCAGAGGAAGACGTTCATCAAGTCTGTTTTTGCTCCGGCAATCCGTAGTAGCGGAAGCCTTGAATGGCTCGGAAATGACCGCCGAATCCTGTTCCAGGCGCAATCAGATCGCTGCCTAGCTTAGTGGCTGAGTTCGTGATTGAGCGGGTTGATCTAATCTTGTTGCCGCCATAAAGTACTGCTGATACCTGTACCCACTTTGGATCGCGGCGAAGACTCGCACATAGACCTGGGTGGGAAGTATGAAAAATGGTGGTCAGCGGCTTGTTCCATTTGTTTTCGCCGCGACGCCACATCTCGCAGACGGCGTTCAGGAATCGAATGCCGACTCCTGCGCCCTGCCACTCAGGCATGACCACTAGCCTAGTTCCACGCGCTTCAAACTGACCGCGAGGAAGTGACTTGGTCGCCATCGCCAAGTGACAGACTGGCTCTCCGTCAACAGTGCCAACGAAGTATTGGCCGGCGACCGGAAGCGGGAGTTTCAAATAGTAATGCGGAGCAAAGAGCGGCCAATAACTTGAATCTGTCTGCCAAATCTCAAGCTCGAATTTGGGGCGTCGCCAAAGCGACCCCCTTGAGAACTTGCCAGTTCCCGTGTCATAAACCCAATCGGGTTCAATCCAATCGATTACATCGTAGTGGCAGGACAGCAACACACACTGCCCACTCGTGCGCTTCCAGGCTTTTTGAAAAGCCAACGCGCCGAACTTGGCAATTTGCCTGTCGATTACTGAGGTGAATTCATCGACAACGATTTGCTCCGGCTTCTCGCTGATGATTCGCGCAAGGTCGGCGCGGAACCGTTCGCCAGTGGACAGCGCACTGTAAGGGCGCAGCCAGCAAGGAACGGAACCGAGGCCGACAGCGGCAAGCGCACCGGTCACGGCGTCAAAGTCGCCCTCTGGTGATATGGCATCAACGATTGGTTTGTCGGTGGGCCATCCATCAGGCGAATAGAACGCATCCGGCCCGAAGATCATCCGGCCAAGAGACGATTTCCCGGAACCGCTTGAACCGACGATTACGCCGATCTTCCAATTCGAGTCGTCAATATCCAACTCGGCGTCGAGGTTGAACTCCGCGCCAGACTCCGCATTGAAGAGAGACTTTACGCGGGCGGCGCGATAGCTGTTGAAATCCTTACAGGAGTTGCGTACTTCAAGTTTCATTAAGTCACCACCACGCGGCAAAAAAGGCCCAGGCCAGTCAACTGCTCGTAAACTTTCTGCTGGTCGGCCTCATCCTCGCAGATACAAATCACGCCGAACTGCTGTTTGTACCGGCCTTCGAGTGTTTCGGGGCCGGGTGCTCCAGTCTGCAACGCGTCGGGCTCGGTGATCTCGGTAAGTTCCTCGGCGGAAAAGAACGGTTCCAGATTGAGGTCAACCGAAAGCTCCTTGAGAACGTCCGCGTCCCACTCAAGTCCAAGTTCTGACGCGCGGTTGTCCGCAATCGCCAAGCCACGCGCTTTAGGGTCGTCCATGCTGAGGTCAGTACGCTGCACAGCTACCAACTTACTGCCGTCTGTCTGAACGACAATCACTTCCTCGATTCCAGCGTCAGCAGCCTGCGCGGCAGTCTTGTTTCCGGCAATAAGGTTCCCATCCCTGTCGATCAGAACGCTACGACCGGCACCATACTGTTCGAGAGACTTGGCTACAGCGCCACGGCCTCGCGGTGTGCCCTTATTGGCGTTGCGACTATCTTGTTTAAGGTCTGATAGCTTCAATTTGCTTGAATACCCCCGGTGTTCATTTCGCGGTATTGATAATTTGTGGGCGCACCGCTCCCGCGTGATCGCTGAAAAATGGATTCTACTACCCGTCTGGGGCCTAAGAATGAGACTTCCTAACCCTCTCGGAGTCTGTCTTCGTCTTGTGACAGCCATTGCAAAGAGGTTGCAAGTTCTCTTCGTTGTCTTTGCCACATTGTGACTTAGGTACTATGTGGTCTGTACAGGTTGCTGCTCTTATCTTGCACATACGGCAAACAGGTTCATCGTGCCGTATCCTGCGGCTCAGTACATCCCAAGCATGGCCGTAGGGCTTACCAGAGTACCCACCTTTAATAGAGTCTTTCTTCTCCTGCTCGTGTATCGCTTTATGATCTGGGCAGTAACATTCCCGTGATAGGTTGCGGCAGCCGCTGTATGAGCATGGTCTCAGGGGTAAAAGTGGCATATTATTACTGAGTGTTTATGGAGGGAGCGGCTATGATGGCCGCCCCGATCTCCGTTATAATACCGTTACCTTATATGCTCCTCTTAGATGGAGTACCGCGACGGTTAGCGCGGGATTCTATAAATATATATTCTTCTATGATAGAAGACGTTGGGAGACGGTAAATTGTGACAAACTACTTAGAGTTATGCTTCCGGCGATAACGTTGAAGACGCTTTCTCAGTGTTACCGGTCGTATGCCAAGCAACGCAGCTATATCTTTCTGACTTTTGCCATCCAATATCAGCTCGCCAATGCGCCTTATTACGGGGTCAGGAATTGTAGCAAGCAGCTCTTCTTCGTCTGGTGAGTCTTTAGGTTCGTGTATGCTCTTGAAGTAGAAGTAATCAAGCACATCTTCGTCTGAAAGTGGAACGCCTTCGTAGTCTCGAATTATGGGAGGCTGCTCCAGTCTGATCTTCCTGTGAGACCGGGAACTCCGGTACAAGCCTGCCCTTTTGTTTCGCAGGCACTTATAAAGCCAAGCTGCGAAGCTGTAAGTAACTTCTAGGGCCGGGAGTTCTAACCACACTTCAATTACAAAGTCTTGGGCGTGATCGGCGTCATGGAGGAGCATTACTGATTCTTTTGTTATGGCTTTGATCAGAGCCTCAATCCCGTTGACCCTATCATCCAGATAATTTGCGTACAGGTCGTTTATTATATTTGCCTTAGTCATTATCTTGCCCTCAATGCGTCGAAGTCTGATGCTGATAAGATTGTTACCGGAAAGTTGAATTTCCAGGCGTCCCTTATCGCTTTCGACTCAGGATGACCGCTGGCGCATCCAAATGATAGTGACTGGTCGGGGTGTAAGGACTTCGTACTGTGCGCCTTACCAGGAATGAAATCTTCGGTAATTACTTTATCGAGAATGAAATCCTGCAAGTGGCGCTCGGTGGCGCTCTGCTTCTGTTCTGATGAAGACATTCTAAATCCTTTCTTGCGATACAAAGTTTGTATGGAGCTGCTACTGAGCCTGAGCGAGGCGAGCTTGGCGCAGATACGCGTATATCGTCACTGCTGTTAGCCCCATAAGGTCGGCTATAAACCGTACAGATAAACCAGACTCTTTCAAGGTAAGAAAATATGCTCCACGTGAGGCACGCTTTTTGGCGAATTCAGCAGCGTGAATAGCGCGATGCTTCTCAGGGCTGATAGCCTCTAAGTGATCTGGTCTGATGCAGCGGCGGTTATTGCAGACGTGGTGAACGTGCCATCCTTCGGGGATGGGGCCATAAGTATTTTCAAACATCATTCGATGGGCATAAACAAAGCTACCGTCCGAATCAGTGAAACCGGGGTACTTGCCCTGTGAACTGAGTGCACCGGTCCAAAGCCAGCAGCCGTTGCTTGAAGAGTCTACAGAGACGTGAGCGGAGAGGCGAGCATTACTATTTGTCATTAATTATCCTTTTAGTTGCCCAGCATAGCCGGGTGGGTAGTCGCTCAAAGGCGATCTATGTTTATTTGAGCTAATTGGCGAGAAGGCTGGCGTCTTCTCCGGTGAAGTCCATGAGCTTCATTCTCAAGGCCGCTAAATCGGCCCTTAGCTGCTTGTTATCAAGAATTAAGTCGGTGATACGGAGCGAGACTTTGAGAGTCAGGTTAACGAGGCTATTTAAGTCGGTTGCCATGTCATTTATATGCTGTTGCAAAATCTATCATTTGTTATTCTTTCTTATTGTGCTGAGATTGAAGGCCGGATACTCTGCGGCTCTACGCCCTAGCGGTCTAGCCGCGCTCTATCAAGGTAAGCTATGAAATTGTAGATACTCAGTAATTACGTAATCACTATAATTACTGTAATTATATATATATGATCTCATCAAGAGCCTGATATGCCTCAACTAACCCCCCAACACTGGTTACTTGGGATTCGACGTTGTACTTTTCACTGAGCTTCTCATCAAGAGCAGGAATCCATGTTGTGGAGTCCCGTGACCGTCACCTGTCACCTGTCGGCTTTCTTGCGTTGTCTCAAACGCTATACCCTGCCGCAGGGCCTGATTGCTGAATCACCTGATTGTTTGGAGTCTTTGTAGCCTAGACCCTGGTCTGCGATGTCAGGTGAGGTTTGCAAGTGGTGCCCCGTCGAATGCTTAGGCAGCCGGTTGTCTCTCCAGCCCACTCCACCCTGTTTACTCAGGATGAATCAACCCCTAACCCACCGCTTCGCTTCCGCGAAGATTCATTACCTTTTGAGACTTGACCGCTCAGGGTCTCCGCTCAGGATGCCGGTGAGGTGGCTACACCAGACCGGTTCCCTGCCTTCACACCTGTCTAGTATAGTAGTTCCTGGCCTCGCGACCGGTTTGACTCCTAAATACTTTAACGTGGATACCATTTCGCTGGTCTTTTCCCTAGATGCGAAACCATGCTGGTCTAAACCTTACCAAAACACAAGAAGGCCGGAGTCGAAACCCCGGCCCTGTTGGTGGTGCTGGTTTGAGCTACTCTGTTTTGGCCAGCGTAGGGTTCGTTAGTTCTGTTTGGTAGTAATTGCATCGTCTTTCGAGGCCTTGGTCTTGGCCACGTCGATGGCAATCACTATCAAGCCCGTCTTGCTCTCAAAATCAGCCATTGCCTCGCAAAGCTTCTTGTTCAGTTCGGCTTTGGCGATCTGGAATTGAGTCATAAATCGGTTCCTCCTTTCTGCTCCTCCGCTGCTGCGATGAAGCTGCCTAGCGCCGCTCGGATGCTTGTTCTTCTCTCTTCACCACCCTGCGTCGCTGAATGAATGATCTTCCCCAACCTCGCCTTTACCTCTTAGTCCCCCCCCTTACAACCGCCACAAACGCCACACTCCTTTATTCATGCGGCTGTAGAGCACTTATCGCAACCGGAACACGAACCGGAACACGCGGACTGTTCCGGGCAAAACCGCGCCCAGGAGTCAGCAAAGTCCTCTGCCCTGTAACCTCGCACCGTCTCAGACCCGAATCGGACCTTGGTGGGATACACCCGAAACTTCCTGAGCTGCCGTGCCAACTGGTTAGTCGTCATCGGCCTTCCGTTTGACCAATCGGCCCATGGGTGACCCTCCTGGGCGTTCAATTCAAGTGCGAGATCCGTTGAGGTTAGGAAACGTGCTTTCGAATCATCAAAAGCAGCGCGAACGTCCGTCAACAGGGCGGCACCAGTGGAATCATCTTCCTCCCCCACGGTGTTGAAGATCATTTTGAGGGACTCGGTGAGCCTTTGCAGCCATTCGTCGCCAGCGAGTTGCGCGATGCACAACAAAGGCTCCACGATGTCGTTTTGCCGGTCCCCCAGATTGGCAATCGGTGCCGGTCTGATTCCTTGGAGCAAGGTGACGATACCTCTTGCCGCCCATTCTTCAATTGCTGTTTTTATCGGCAATGCAGCCGCAGCTACCTCTCGTGCACGGAATGCTTTAATCGTCTCTCCCGGTAGCTTCCGGGTCATTCGGATTTCGATGGCGCGGCTGGCTACCGTATGGGGTAAACGACCGATTCCACCGATGCACTTGGGCGAGTAGACAGGGAACGCCGTTGGTTCGTAATCATCGCCAACGCATCTATAGAAGACCCCCTTTGCTCGAAAGCCTTCATTCAAAACTCCGCGAATCGTCTCTGCATATTCTTTGTTCCCGCCAAGCTGCGTGTCCATCTCATCGAGGAAGAGCGTTGGCCGCTTGGCGGCGATTATGCGCACCATCGCCGCTGGCGTCATGCCACCAGATCGAACCGGGTTCGCTGCGAGGGGTTCCAGCACCTCCATCAGGCGCGATTTGCCGCACTCCTTGTCTGGCGCGGTGATGTGAATGTACGGCGTTGTCTCCGCCGCGTCGAAAGCGTGAGTGTGCAGTATCCAAGCGGCCAGAACGACAGCTTGCTCATCCGACACGAAAATGTAGCGCCTGATCCATGCCTTGCATTTGTCAAGCAATTCCCCGGTAATTCGCTCCATTTTAGTTACGTCCATAAATATATCCTCCAGTTCCGAGTTCAGCCGGTCGAGTTCTGCCCCATGGTCTTGCAAGGCTTCGATCCGGGCTTGGGCGGCAACCTGCGTTGCCACGAGTTCAATCAAGGTGGTGCTCTTGTTGCCCACCTTGACGACCGTATTCACCGGTTCAGGAATGGCGTTCATCCTGCCCGCCTATCAGTTGCAACTTCACGGTCGCGCAGCCATGCCGCAGTCCGAGCCGGGTCAAAGCGGACAGTTGCTCCAATTTTGATGGATGGAATGCGGCCCGTAGCTGCCATTTCATACACGGCGGTCTTCCCCAAGCTCAAGAGCGCCGCGAGTTCGAGTGCGGTTAACGCGCCTGGCCAATTTTCGATTCGGGAAGCCAGATCGCTGCCACCGGTGGTGGCGCTTGCATTTGGAGGATGCGTTACCTCACCCACACACACGCGCCTCATTGACCTCGGCGACCGCCGGGGTACAATGATCGAAGTTTGATTTAACTGGCGCATCCTCTTCGCTCCATCCTCCTTGGAAGGGCCTTTAACCCTTCACAGTTTTAGGTATAAGCTAAAGGCATCTGCATGTCTGGTTACGAAAAGGGTTACGCTCAAATTCGATTTGGACAACTATGAAAACGGTTATGCAGCAACGAGAGAAGATTTTCCGGCAGATGATTCTTCCGCCATGGGCCTTGAAGATTGATGTCAGGCAGAACGACACCGATTTGCTTATTTCCGGGGAGAAATGGTGGTTCCATCCCCTCAATCGCGACCCTTACGGTGATTGGGTTATTGACATTCTTCGTGGCTTTGACGAAGATCGGGGACTCCCCCCGGCTCTGCCTAGTGAGGCACCCCACTTTCTCTTCGCAAGTGCTAACACCCTCCCGAAGCAAGTGGAGTTCGTTAAGAGGTTCGGCCCAGTGCTCGCGAAGTTTCAATATGGGAACCACGACACCGTAAATGCTCATCAGAACCTGAATATCCTGAGCTTCGAGCAGCAGTTGTTTTCCCAGATCTTTCATTTAACCCGACTTATTAACGAATTGAATCGCTTTTGCTGGGAAGCATTTCGAGAAGAAAAAGTATATGGAAAGCGCTTTGTAATAACGGAACCCGACAATTATGACTTAGCCTCAATAGCCAAAGATATAGAACAGAGAGCAAAGGACTTCGACTCTTTCCTGACTCGAAGGAAGGTTCTCACATCGGATGCGCGAGAAACAATTAAGAAGGTACGATCACTGGTGTCCGACATCGACGAACTCATGAATCCATGTCCTGAGGATCACCTGGAGGAATTTGACGATCCCTGTTCATGGCGGAGTATATCCAGTCCCATACGTTCAAGAGACCAGATGTCTAAGGTGTCTAGCCTCGACGTGATTGACTATGCAAATGAGTTATTGTGTGATGTTTTCAATTTCTTTCCAGTGAACCTCCGCTATGCAGCCGGAATGGCACATGACATGCCTGAAATGGAGCCTTCAGGAATCAGGCCAGCCTTGTATTACATGCTGCGCTTGGATTACCTTTACCAACGCCAGATAAAACTCTGTGCCCGCCCCAACTGTGGAGGGTACTTTGTTCCAGATCGCAAGGACAGAATCTATTGCAGCGGTTCTTGCTCTAATAGTGCCAAGCAGCGACGACACACGGCGAGGAGCAAACTTGCGGCTCAGAGGAAGTCCAGCTAGCAAAGGCTGGCGGCGAAAAAATGCCGCTACCAAACGACGGCGTTTATCTTTGCTTGCAGTTCTGGCCCGGAAGCGGGCCGCAAGTAGCGCAGGGTACTCTCCAGATCGCTATGCCCCGCCAGACGCTGTACCGTGCGAACGTCAACGCCACTCCTCAACAGAGCGGTTAGATAGGTCCGCCGGAACCGATGCAGGGTGAATTCCATGCAACCTCCACGGTATCCCGGCTCCTTCAATCTGGCGCATCCGTCGCAACGCCCACATGAGAGTCCGGCCTTCTCGGCCAGCCGCTTTACGTCCTCCAGCAATACACTGCTTGGCGTATCGCGCCGTGTGCCAAGAACCAGCTTTGTGCCTGGTCGGCTCTCCCGCCAAGCCGTCAGTTCGGCCATGAGGTCATCGGGCAGGGGAAGTTCACGCTGCTCGCTATCCTTCACCTTGAAGCCCCACTCCGGCTTCCCACGCACCAGGAGTGTGTTATTCGTGAAGTTGATGTCTCGGAATTCCAAGTGCCGCAGCTCTTTGTCTCGAAGTCCGGCCTTCAACGCCAGCAAGATGCACATCTTCGTATGGGGGTCCGCCGCCTCAAGTAAAGCGCGATACTGCTCCGGCTCATAGATCGTCGGCAGAGCCTCTTCATACTTGGGTTTGGGCGGGATGTTCGCTTTGTCAATCCCGGCGAAACGCAGCCAGGATACAATCCGGGCATGTTTATTTGACAGGGTGCGGGGGACACACCCACGCTTCCGAAGCGCGGAGTGAAACTTGTAAAAGTCTTCTTTTTTGATCTCGTCGACGTATGTCTTCTTCGTGAGAACGAGGAACTCAGCGGTCGCCGAGCGGGCCATCGACGCAGCAGCCATCGCTCCGCGCCCCTCGGCGTCCTGGATGTAGGCAGCAGCCGTGGCCTTGAGCGTTTTACGCTCCTCTCCGACCACGATCTGAAGCCCAGCGTCCTCGGCAACCACCTTTGCCGTGCTGGTTTTTTCCTGTCGGGCACGCTGGGCGTCGGCGTCCGCCGCGTTCTTCCCAGCGGGGGTATACACCACCCGCCTGTCTTCGTAGTGCCGCAGCTCGTAGGCTCCGTCCGTCACCGGAACGGCCTTGCCCCGTACCAGCGCGTGTCCGGGCTTGACCCGCCCGTTCGCGCCCCTTGCAACCGGGCTGCGCTGCCACTTGCCGTCAGCGGCCCGGTGCCTTACCATCAGCGTTACGGTCCTGTTTTCCATGCCCCAATCGTACTCCTGCATGACAACGGCAGTACAACGAAAATGAGCACATTGAAAACAAAAAGCTTATGGCGCCACTGGATAGAGCCGTGCCCTTTCAAAACATGAACTTTTTGAATTTGTACGTTCATACGTTTGCCCTGGCATTTTGGGAAAAAGGGCAAAATGCCGCGCAAAGTGTGGCA